GCGTTACCGCTTGATGGGTGGGGAATGCTTGATTGATATGGACTTGACCACAGGGCATATCTTCCTTTCTGAAGGCTCGCCTAAGTCCACACAAGCCCTGATATACAACAAGCTCATGTTAGCCGATACCCTGCTTCCTGCGGAGCTGAGAGACGAGGTTTTTTCGTGGGCAAAGGGTATTAATTTTGGATTGCCAACATTACACTTATATAAATCAGATGCCCAAGCAGCAGAAGCGAAACAATTCTACGAAGGGAAACTCCCCGAAACCGAAGTTCTATGGGCAAGGCTTCGGCAATCCTTCAAGGATTTATGACAAGATGATTCGAGTCAAATATACTAAGAGAGATGCAAGCGATAGAGACGAAGCGTGATTCATTCGGTGTTGAGCCGCTGACATTATCCGAGCTGAAGACAGCCCTCGGTGTGACAGGCTCAGACCATGACTCCTACCTGACATATTTGAAGGAGTCAGCCCGTGAGTTCTGCGAGGTTGAAGGCAATGTGGGCTTAGTGCGGCAGACCGTTACCGCATGGCTGCCCGAGATGGTAGGTTGGTATCAGTTGCCCTTCGCTCCTATTGTTTCAATCACATCGGTTAAGTCCTACTATCTTGGAACATATCAAGCAACACTCGCATATGAGGATGATTACTTTGTGGTGGGTGACCGAATCCAGTTTATCGCTCCTGTGCAGTCCTATCAGGTCGAAGTTGTTTATGAGGCAGGGTACTATACTGCACCTGTCGGAACAACAACCACTACCACGCAAGCAACCGCTCCTGAGTATACAGCAGCCGCCCAGGTATGCCCGAAGCTCGCTAAAGTAGCCATTGAAAGGCTTGTCAGGGATTGGTATGATAACCCTGAGACTATCGGCACTTTAGGGCGTGACGCAAAGCAACTGATTCGCAAATTCGGCAGAAGGGATTGGCTTTGAAAACTCCAACAGCAGGGCAGCTACGTACTAAGGTTACGTTCTATCAGAATGTACCTACCATCGGCACGGGAGGTGATGTTTCCATTACTCAGACCTTGTATCGCACAGCATGGGGAAAGCTGACAGCTACACCGATGGGCGAAGGCTTTGCAGGTGGAGTTGATACGGATCAGTCTTATGACCTGTGGGTTCGGATGGATAGGGCTTTGCCTTTAGTCAAGCCTTTGACTGCTTACGCTAACGGGGTTTATTTCAATGTGAACTCTATCGAGGTAATAATGCAGCACGCCTATAGATGGGAAAAGCTGCGGATGACCATTGATAAGTATGCGGAGATAGTGACTACTTCGACAACTACAACGACAACCCCAACGACTACCACAACTACACCGCCATCATTAACATCCTTGTACTTTATCACTCCAACTATTGAAGGAGGCATAACCACGCCACATCAAGCCTTACAGCATACTATCCAAGCAGGGCAGCAGATAACATTCAAGACAGCAACAGGCATCATACCTACTACCGATTGGGGCGACATAGAGGCATGGCTTTATATTGAACTCCTCAACGATGTGACAGGCGGATACTTTAATATCAAAATATACCGATACAATTCTGTTAGTCAATTTCTTGTAGCAGATATAAACATAGACAACACCTCGGCAGCCTCCCCGCTTGGGATTTACATGGGAGCTATTGACTTTGACCTATGGACACAGCGTTCAGCTAATGACGGGCTGTGGTTTTTCTTTAAGAACAACGGGGCGCAGGATCAAGTCCTAAAGTGCGATGCTACGGATGAAACAAGCCTTCTTATAGAGATATGATAAGTTTCGAGATGTCAAAGTCCGAGGTGGACAAAGCAATCGCAAAGCTAACCGACTCAACGGGCAAGCTCAAGGCTGGTATCAAAGAGGCAGTAGAGCGCAGCACGATGGCTATACGCAAAGAGGCTATGACCAATGCCCCTAAGTTTGACGGGCGCATCATCTCAGACCTAACCACTCCGACATTTAAGGATGGCGGGCTTGTGGGTATCGTAGGAACGAAAGTCTTTTATGCCCCTTACGTTGAGTTTGGAACTAAGTCGAATTTTGGCAAGCTAAGTAAGTATGCAAAGGACAAGACTCCGCTTGATACTGAGATGAGGGCCATTGCTGAACAATTCAAAGGGTCAGCGGGCAGAGGTGACAAGGACGATGCTGAAAAACAAATTAAGAAATGGGCTAAAAAAAAGGGTATTGATGAGGATACGGTTGGTGGTATTGTGCTAAATATTCTCAGCCACGGTATCAAGATGCAGCCATTTCTTTACCCGGCAGCAAAGCGCAGGCGACCCGTGTACATGAAACAATTGAAACTCATCATCAATAAATACTCAGCCAAATGAACTCCATAGCGTCAGATGTCCGTACGGCTGTGTTTAATGCCCTCTCAGCCATTAACTACGCAGGGGGTAATGTTCCTGTTCACTTGATAGTCCCCGACCCCCCTACGTACCCATATATCGAAATCAGCAGCATTGACATTGACAATGATTCAGCACAGGGGGCAATCGAAGCTATCTGCTCTGTGACGCTTGAAGTGGTTACGGCTGCTTCGGTTTCAGGTATTAAGGCAGGGATGGCAGAGACAATAGAAGACTCGGTTTACACGGCTATGATGGCTATTTCAGACCAAGCCGAAAACCTGCTAATCATAAGTAACTTTGAAAGGTCAAGATTACTGAAGGAATACGATGGCGCAAGGGTCATCTACCGAAAGATACTTGAATACAGAATTGAAACACAGGACACCTAATAACTAAAAAGATGGCATACATCAAAGGCAGATTAATCTATGTGGCATTCGAAGACCAAATCATCGAGTGCGCAATGACCGCATCCATGAACGTAACGGCTTCAAAGGTCGTTGAGTCAACGCAATGCGGGGGAGGCTTCGAAGAATCAAGCCCGTCAACAATTGAATGGAACGTGCAGGTGGAAGGCAAGCTCGACCCTGCTAAGACATTCTCAGGCAACGACATCATGGCAGCAATCCTTGCCGGCACGGTGGGAACGGTTTATTGGGGCGAGGCTACTATTGGCAAAACATTCTACTATGGCGAAGGCTACTTCACCAACTACGTAGAGTCAGCCAATCAAGCATCGGATGAAAAGGTAAGTTTCACCGCCACCCTTCAGGGTACTGGCATTCTTACCTCAGATGTCGTAACAGCTTCAACACTCGGATAATGGCCGCCACAGTCCTTCCCCTCTTCAGGGCTGAATATGGCCGCTTGATCAGACGTGAGTTAGTGCTGCGGTTCGATGTATTAGCGTGGGTGTGGTATGCCGAAGATGAAGGCATGGGCATCGAAGAAGTTGGAAAGTCGAACCCTGAACAGCTTATCAAAGGGCTGTGCTGGGCGGCTTACCGCTCTCATTGCGCTCAAGAATACAAGCGACCCACACTAACCCGCAAGCGGTTAGAATACGTGATTGACAATCTGCCGAGAAAGAAGTCTGTTGAGTTACTGCAACACATTCAAGGAGTTAAGATTTTCGGGAAGACACCCGAAGAACACGCTGAAGCTGTTGGCGTTGACTCAAAAAAAAAGAGCCGCAAGCCTGGCGGGAGTTAGCCGTTAAGCTATCGGCTGCTACTCGATTGCCGCTCTCCGAAGTCTTATCCATGTCATGGGAAGAGGTCGGGGTTGCAATTGAGGCGCAAAGATGGAGGGAGTATGCTGAATGGAGTCGTGTGCGATGGATAGGTGCTGTGGTAGCTACAATCCAAACAGGGAAGAGGGTGACTCCATCGCAGCTGCTCCCTCTTGAATTTGATGGGGTTAATAAGTTTGAGGTTGATTTTGAGCCTGATCCTGAGAGAATAGAGTTAGCACGCAAGTTATTCAAGATAAAACCGAAGAGCGATGGCAAGGGGTGACATGAATGTTAAGATAGGTGCGGACACTCAACCGCTTGAGCAGGGGCTAAGTAAGTCTAAATCCTTATTAATGGGCTTTGCCGGAGGTGTTGGCATAGCTATCGCAGGGGTTGTTGGAAGGGCTATTTCGTCCATTGGAAATTTTATACGTGAAGGGGTTAATGCTGCTGCTGATAGTTTAAGCGGAGAGCAACGACTGCTAACAGCACTAAAGGGTCGTGTTGATACTCAGCAAATGCTTATCAAGCAGGCAAAGGAATTGTCTAACCTGACACTATTCGAAGACGATGAAACGGTAAAGGCGCAGGCGATGCTTGCGGCCTACGTTAAGAATGGTGACCAAATAAAGCAGTTAATTCCATTGGTTCAGGACTTGGCAACTGCTAAAGGCATGGACTTAGCTTCGGCTGCTGACCTTGTTGGGCGGGCTGTAGGAACAGAACAGAAAAGCATTAGAGGGCTTGGTGTTGAATTAAAGGGAGCTGCGGGTAGTGCTGAGAAAACAGAGAGCGCAATCCGTGCATTGACTGATGCGTTTGGAGGACAAGCAGAAGCCGCTGCACTTGTTGGACAAGGCCCGATGAAGCAGTTCAAGGTATTGCTTGGGGAAATAGGCGAATCAATTGGCGGCACGATACTTCCATTCCTTAATGCGTTGCTGATTCGATTTAATCATTTTCTGCGATTAATCGGTGGTACTGAAGAAGAAACTCAAAGTGTAAGCCGTGGAATGGCTGCCGCTACTGAGGCGTTAATTAAATGGGATAAGGCAGTTCAAAGCGGGGCAGCTTCAAAAAAGGATTACATCAATAAGGTACAAGAGCGGATAACGCAGGTTGATAAAAATATTGTCGCTTATGCTGCCAAACTGCGGACAGCTAAGTTAAGCGAGATGCAGTCTATACAAGAATCTATAACCTACTGGCAAGAATACAAGTCAACACTTACAGGGGCATTAGAATCAACCACACCCAAATTAAAAGCGCAAGGTAGTGAAGCTAAAGAAGTAAGCAAGGCATTTCTTGAGCAGGCTGATGCATTTGAGTTATTACAAATGCAAGCAGAAACATATGGGCAGTTCATGGCTGCTATGTCTGCCTCAGTTTCATCTAAACTTATACCTGTTAACGAACAGCTAACAAAGCTATGGGCTGAACAGGGCGAAGAACTGCGAGTCATAGAGCCTGAGCTGGACGCTATCATTACCAAGTTTGAAGAATCACAGCAAGCAGTAAAAGACCTCAACGCATCGCTCAATCAGATATCAGAGGCAGGGCTTGAGAATTTAGTTGTTTCGGTTGCTGAATCCGCTGTCGGGTTGGCAATGGGTGCGGAGAGCGTGGCAGATGCAGGGCGTGGAATACTGATGGCTATTGCTGACTTTATTTCTGCTTTCGGTAAGGCTCTTATTGCTTATGGTATTTCAATCACCGCCTTTGAAGAAGCCTTTGCTAATCCTGCCGCTGCCATCATTGCAGGGGTGGCCGCAGTTAGTACGGCTGCTATCATCAAGGCATTAGCCAATGCAGGGCCGAAAGTGCCTGCGCTTGCAACGGGAGGGCTTGCCTATGCTCCTACTTTGGCAATGGTCGGTGATAACCCCAATGCAGGCTCTGACCCTGAAGTTATCGCTCCGCTATCGAAGCTGATGAAGATAATGGGAAAACAAGGCGGGGATGTCACGGTAAGGGGTCAGCTTGTAGGCAATGACATATACATTACAAATAAGCGCACTTACGGACGAATCGAACGCATAAGCGGCTACTGACATGGCACTACGACAATACACCGAGTTTACCGATAAGAATGATGCTGTCGTAAGAGTTGAGATTCACGATAGTACATTCTCATCTACTGCTACAGAATTCGACACCGGATACCCGGGGGCTGAGATATCACACCGAGGCATAGGGGCAACACCTACAGACTTGATAATCGGATCGGAATGTAAGGTATCGTATTTAGTCCGCAATGCCACCGACAAAGCATTCATCAACTCGATAGTACTGAGCAACGAGGAACGCTTCGCTATTGTAGTGTACATTGATAGCGTCCTTGAATTTGTCGGCTTCATACTGAACGACTTAGTAAACATTCCTACCTCGGCCTACCCTTACGTTGCTGATATTTCCGCAACCGATGGCCTTATGCGTCTTAAGGATAAGGATATGCTTGATGCGGGCAGTATCTACACGGGAGACCTTACCTGCCTTGAATCACTTATTGAATGCTTGGGTAAGGTTGGCACGGGTGCTTATTGGACTGGCGGGGCTGCGGATGAGTGGCTGAAGACCTCTGTCAATTGGTGGGAGAATACTAACCACCCAACACCTGACGAAGACATCGACCCGTTGTCTTACACCCGTTACGATACTACCGTCTTTCTAAAGACCAAGC